GGGTCCATTTATATATTTTGCACCCTGCACTACAACACGTAGTTTTCAATACTACATCCCCCCGTATCGATTACTATTACACGTAGTTTTCATTACTACGTTTGTTCAGACTAACATTGTTAAATATTTAACACAGATATTTCTTGATTTGTGTACACAGAATTGATATAATGATGGTAGGGCATATCTGCCTGAATATAGTTAGGAGGTTAATAGTATGGTACCTAAACATTGTGACAGAGACTTAACTTTAGCGGAGTCCTGGAAGCTGACCAGCCGCGCACTGTCTGGGCTTGATCCGCGATTCTGGACGGTTAAACACGGCTATAATTCCGTTACCGGAGCGCCTGCTGTAATTACGACCTGCAGCCTGGTGTATGCCGGAGAGGGCACTCCGCAGGACTTAATTGATTTCTGCGCGCTTCATAAAGTAAGCATTAGAGAGATCGAGGAGGACAGATATCAAATATCATTTGTCATCAGCAGGAGGTATGAATCATGATGCAGGAAGAGCGCGACAGGCATGCCTGTATTTCAGAACGGCATAAAAGCGAGTGGGAAACTTATTATCACGGTGAGACTCGTTTTTCCTACGCATGTAAACACTGTATGGCTGCTGCTCCTTTTTACTACATGTCAAAGCAGCAGATGAAAACCCGCTATTGTTATAATTGTGGATCGGAGATGATAAATTATGAAAGCTAAAACCCTTGCCCTATTCGCCCGCCATGAGATCCGCGGCTGCAGCCAGGCGGAGAGCGTCGGAGATCATGAGTGTCACGTCTTCGTTGATCCGTTCGACTTCCAGCGTTCTGATATAACCACGTTTTGCACGCGGTATCATGCCTGGATAGAATCAACATGCTTTACTGATGAATATATTGTCTACATTCTGTTGCCGATAGATAAGACCTTTTTCCGACCTGACAAGCGCAAGCAAATCAGCTTTAAGCTGCAGCGTGACATCGACGCGGACCTGATCGAGTGGCTGGAAAGTCAGGAAAACATTCATGAGTACCTGCGCGATCTGATCCGTAATGATATGCAGATCTCTGCCACAGTAGACGATCTAATGGAAAGAGAGAGCAAATCATGACAGTTGACCAGCAAGCCCTCCGCTATTTCGCGCGCAACAACATCACCCCGGCCTGCCGCTTATGCGGCAAGCCGGTGGATCCTCAAGACCCTACGGCGATATACACCTACACACGCCGCAAAGACTGGATCAGCATACACCTGCACTGTTACGATCACTACTTAAAAAAGGAGTCTATCCACTATGGCAAAAAGAAGTAACTTTCGCGGCACACAGCGCACTCTCTATACACCGCGGACCGTTAAATACATCGAGACCGGCCAGGCCCGCAAAGAGTACCAGGCTCTCCGTCGCGTCGCATTAAAGCGTGCTGCCCGCCTCCGCGCTGCCGGATACGACTGGCTAAACGAGTCTACCGTAAACTTGCCGCCCTCTTCCGGTCTGGATGATGACGATATTCGACAGGGCATCCTGGACGCGTCGCGCTATCTGCGCGATCCTTACAGCCTGGTATCAGTCGTTAAAGATCTGGAAATACCCGAAGGCAAGGAGTTGATCCAGCCGCGCGATCGAGCTACCTATCTGCGAAATATCGCGGATATGGGCCCGATCATCAACGCCAACCGGCGCCGCTTCGGCGAGTTCATGGAAGATATCCGTGCACGTGCCGCAGGCCGGCTTTATGGCTCTGATCAGGTCCGCACAGCGTACGAGGAGGCTGTTAAAAACGGCATGAGGCCGGAGACACTGCGTAAGCATTTTAGTGACTATCTGGTCGACGCGAAGACTTCCGACGAGCTGGCCAACCTGTTATTTAATACAAAGTCGGAAAAACGACTGACGATCAGTAAGCTGCAGGACCTGATCGATGAGGCAGGCATTAAACGCCCAAATAGGGAAGAACAGAAGAAGCCAGGCAAGGGAAAAAAGAGGTAACAAGCGTGAAAGTAAGAGGACATAAGCTTTATAACTACAAGTCATTTCCGTATGAGACGCTGGTTAATTTTCCGTATTTTAAAGGCACCAGGCGCGACCCCTGCCGTTATAAGTCCATGATCTGCACGTTTGACATTGAGACCACCAGGCTGCCGGAAATTGACAATTCGGTCATGTACGTCTGGCAGGCCTGCGTCAACGGGCAGGTATGCGTCGGCCGGTCCTGGAAGGAATACAAGCGCTTCATCCAGCGTCTGACCGCGGACATGCCGGAGGACGGCCGGATCATCATATTTGTTCATAACTTAAGTTATGAGTTTCAATTCCTTCGGTCTGTCTTCCATTTTAAGGACGGCAGCGTATTCATGCCATCCAACCGGAAGATCCTAAAAGCCGTAACCGGCAAGGTCGAATATCGCTGCAGCTATCTGCACAGCAACATGAGCCTGGCTGAATATACGCGAAAGTGGGGCGTCGAGTACCAGAAGGTCGAAGGGTTCGACTATGACAAGCCCCGTTTTCCCTGGACACCGTTAACAGACTTTGAGTATGAATATATCGTCGGCGACGTCATCGGTCTGTATGAGGCCCTGCGGGCGGAAATGGCGTTTGATAAGGATACCCTGGAGACTTTCCCCCTGACGTCGACCGGCTACGTTCGGCGAGTGCTGCGGGCTAATATGAAGGCATTCCCTAAGCCGATTCTGATTGCGATGCAGCCGGATCTTGCAGTATTTGAAATGCTAAACGAGGCTTTTCGCGGCGGCAACTGTCATGCGAACCGATACTATTCAGGCGAGATCTTAGAGCAGGTCCACAGTGTTGACAGATCGTCAAGTTATCCAGCAGTCGAGTGTTGCGAAGATCACTATCCGATCGGCCGCTGGAAGATGGAGACAAGGACCGTAGATATGCGGTACGTTCTGACCATGATCAAGCGACATAACCGCTGTTTTGTGGCGAGGGTCGCGCTGTTTAACCTACGCTTAAAGGATCCGGCGTTTGGCTGCCCCTACTTAAGTAGGGATAAATGCAGAAAGATCTATTGCGAGGATAAGCAGCGCGGTGACTATATGTATGATAACGGTCGGATCTTATATGCTGACTATCTGGAAACAACAATCACTGATGTGGATCTTTTGATTATTCAGTGGGAATATGATTTTGATATTGAGTTCATCCAGATGGCGAGCTGTCGCGCCGGCCGGCTGCCACAGCCATGGATTGATACTAATCTGGATTACTATACAAATAAAACCGAATTGAAAAACGTAGAAGGGCAGGAGATATACTATATGAAAAGTAAAAACCTGCTAAATGCGATTTATGGTGATACGGTCCAAAACCCCGCGAAAATTCGCATGGTCTACAAGAATGACGATTTTGCAATCGATGATACCAGCGTCGCGGAGGCCCTGGCTGAATCGCAGAAGAACCCGTATAAAAACTTTGCATGGGGCGTCTGGGTGACAGCCTGGGCAAGGTATCGCCTCGAGGAGGTCATACAGATGGCGCATCACGCTATTGATCCAGATACCGGTCTGGAGTTTAACGGTTTTGTCTATTCAGATACTGACAGCGTCAAATATATCGGAGAGCTGCAGGGCCTGGATGAATACAACGAAGAAACAAAGCTTCGCGCACTGGATAATGACGCCTGGGCGAAAGATCCGGCCGGCAAGGTTCACTATATGGGCGTATATGAGTCGGAGGGAACCTATGACCGGTTTGTCACACTGGGCGCTAAAAAATACGCCTATGAACAGGACGGTAAACTTCATATAACCATCGCCGGAGTAAATAAGAAGCTGGGCGCTGCGGAGCTGGGAACTATCGAAAATATGCATGAAGGTTTCACGTTTCGCGAAGCCGGCGGCTTGGAGGCCATCTATAACGACCTGCCATACGGCGACGTCAAGATCGACGGGCACCGGCTGCGGATCGGTCGGAACGTCTGCCTGAAACCGTCCACTTATACGATAGGACTGGCCGAAGACTACAGAAGAATTTTATCTGATCCAGACGTTTATCTTTACATTTTCGACAAAAAGTTTTATACTGTTATGTAACGGGATACCCGCGCCCGTTTCAAAAATCATAAGCACAAGCAAAGGAGCAAGCACCATGACTATTTTACAGAAAAGCAAGGAATTTACCGCCAGGGAGCAGCACAAGCTGACAAAGAGCAAGACCGCGCAGTCGGTCCGTGAGATCGTAGGTCTTAACATCAACGTCACTATGTGGGCGCTGTACGAAGATCTCAATGTTAAAGGCGAGTCCGTCGAGGTCCTGGCCATGATGGACGCTGACGGGCAGGTCTATACGACCATTTCGGAAGTCTTCAAGCGGTCCTTTTTCGGCATCGTCGAGGACTTCAAGGATGAGGACTTTCCGGAGATCACGATCCTGGAAGGCACCACGAAGGCCGGCCGGTCCTATGTTGATTGCGACATCGCATAAGCAGGTATGCTTAGCGCGATGATTGCATACATAACCTCTTACTATATAGAAGCAGAAAAGCACGGAGCGGGTACCGTGCTTTTTCTGCATATGAAAGGATTAACCTATGGGAAAAATAAATTTGTTTGAGCCCTCCGGCTATCTGGACATCCCGGCGATCCGGCGCTACCAGGAAACGGCCGGCCTGCCCTACTGTTTTATCTGGGGCAGCCGCGGCATCGGTAAGACCTACGGCGTTTTAAAAGAACAGATCCGACGCAACCATGAAGACGGTGAAAAGTTTATCATGATCAGGCGGACAAAAACACAGACGGACCTGATTACAAATGAAAAATTTATGCCTTTTAAATCAGTCAACGCAGACCTTGGCACCTGTTACCGGCCTTTTTCCGTCGGAACCGGAATGTATGGTTTCTTTGAGTCGGAGCTGGTGGACAACAAATACAAGCCGATCGGCGAGGAGATCGGCCTTGCGATGGCGATATCTACCAGCGGTAACATCCGCGGCTATGACGGGTATGATATTGATTTCGCGTTTTATGATGAGTTTATTCCTTTAAAATCAGAGCGTCCTATTAAGGGAGAGGCTGATTTACTTTTCAACACTCTGGAAACTATCAGCCGTAACCGCGAACTAAAGAGCGGCAAGCCGCTGTATTTCATAGGACTGTCAAACTCTAATAACGTAGATAACCCCTATTTCCTGGAGCTGGAAGTCGTCAACCGCGCGCTGAAAATGGGTCAAAGTCAGAACAATGAGATCTGGATTGATCGAAACCGTGGTCTGCTGCTGATCTGCATCAATGACAGCCCGATCGCGAAGAAGAAAAAAGAAACCAGTCTGTACAAACTGACAGCCGGTACTGATTTCGCGAAGATGGCCCTGGACAATGAATTTGTCAACGTCAGCGTGAAATCAGTTAAGTCCATGGACCTGAAGCATTACGACCCACTCGTCGCCCTTGGAGGGATCTGTATTTATAAAGCGAAGGCCGGAAATAAGTACTACTGCAGTGAACACGTTAAGGGATCGCCGCAGCATTACGGGACCGGCGAAATAGACTTGCAGCGTTTTCAACGTAAATATACGTACCTGTACTCTGCGTATATGGATGATCGTATTACCTTTGAAAACCACACCGTCGAATATCTCTTACAAGTCTATCTGCACATTTGACAAAATTATCACAATATGCTATATTGAAACTATAAAAAGACGCTATTTATCCGCATAACCAGCCGCCAGAAGCGGCGCGGCACGCCGGTGGTTCGGCAAGACATAAATACGCGTCTTTTATTAAAAAAGGGGGGGTGATCGGTTTTGGATGTATGGATTCAGTTAATATCATCGGTCGGTTTTCCTATTGCCGCCTGTGCTGCACTCTTCTATTTTATGATCAACATGCTGCATGAACATAAAGAAGAGATCAACAGCCTGCGGAAGGTCCTGGAAGACAACACGGTCGCGTTGACTAAGCTGCAGGAGGCAATCAGTCATGGCGGAGGTTGAAATACCGATCAGGTCGGTCACCGTCCGCGGCGCATGTAAAGAAATGCGCAAAGTGCTGCTTAAAGTTATTTACACCATTGACGGAAAATACGGCGATGGTGAAGAGCGCCGGCGACGCCTGGGCGCGAGCTACGAGAAAGTGCAGGCGATCATCAACCTATTATATAATGAAGGAGATTTACCACTAACATGAATTACACCGAAATTATCAAGTTACTGGACGCTGGATACACCAGGGAAGAAATCTTAAACATGCAGCAGCCGGAACCAGAACCGGCACCTGAACCTGAACCGACGCCGGACCCTGAACCGGCACCTGATCCGGCGCAGGCCGCTGTGGATAAGTTGACAAACCTGTTAACAACTATTGACAGCCGCATTAAGGACCTGCAGGCTGCCAACATCCTGCAGGCGCAGCAGCCTGGAGGTCAGGACAACCACGTTAAAACGGCGGAAGAGGCTTTAACTGAGCTGATCCGCCCACAATTAAAAGGAGGAAATAACTAATGAGTGTTAACCAGATGGGCTATGAGCAGGCCTCCGTCCTGCTTAACTCGATTGTCCAGCAGGCGACCGGCAACAGCGCGATCGCCAGCGTGACCCCTGCAGATTTTATCAGCGTCGGAACGACGGCCTTAAACGCAGGCTATGATAAGGTGCTTAACGCCATTACGCAGATCATCGGCCGGACCCTGTTCTCTGTCCGTCCGTATGATCGCAAGCTTGCGGATGTATCGCGCACGCGGATGGAATGGGGGTCTATCATCCGAAAGCTTAAGATCGCGGATACCGACTGGTCTGATTCCGCAGAGTTTGAGCTGGTCGATGGCGAGAGCATTGACCAGTGGGTCGTAAAAAAGGCCAACGTGCTGCAGCTGAATTTCTACGGACAGAACACGTACGAGCTGCAGGCGCCGTCTATTTACATGGATCAGCTCGATCAGGCATTCCGAGGGCCGGAAGAGCTTAACAGCTTTTTCTCTATGATCTACACGAACATTGAAAACCAGAAAGAGCAAAAGATCGAGTCCGTCGCGCGTATGATCATCTGCAATTTTATCGCAGCGAAGATCGCCATTAACAACGGCGTCATTCACGCGCTGACTGAATATAACGAGGATACCGGGCAGTCGCTGACAGCGACCACTGTATTTTCGCCGGATAATTTCCCGTCGTTCATTTACTGGCTTTATGCCCGCCTGGAGACTTTAGCCGGCCTTATGAGTGAACGGTCGCAGCTCTTCCAGGTCAATGTCACCGGAAAGCCGATACAGCAGCACACGCAGCGCGGGAACCTTAAAGTAAAGATGTATGCGCCTCTGATGAATGCAATTAATGCCCGTGTCAAGTCTACCACCTTTAACGATTCATATTTAAAGGAAGCTGACACGGAGGCCATGAACTACTGGCAGTCGATCCAGACGCCCAACCGCATTCAGACGACCCCGACCTATCTGCAGGCAGACGGCACCATTACGACCGGATCCGCGGTTAATAACGCTACTGTCATTGGCGTCATGTACGACCGCGACGCCCTGGGAATTGTGACCGAAAACGAAAGGACTATGCAGACACCTTTTAACGCAAGAGGTCACTACTCAAATATCTACCACACTTTCGTAGAGAAGTGGTTAACAGACTTTAGTGAGAAGGGCATGGTCATCTGTCTTGACTAAGGAGGTCTAACATGGCCTTTAATGTAGTTTTTTACACGTTTTCAAAGAAGGACAACAGCACAGCGCGCCCGTCCCCCGGCGGCGTCACGTACACCTGCACGTTAAAAGACGGGTGCGGGGTCCTCTCCCCTACGATCAAATTGAACGTAGGACCGGCAGCCAACATGTCCGCGTATAACTACTGTCACATTCCGGCATTTGGCCGGTACTATTTTATCACCGACTGGCTGTCTGATCGCGGTATGTGGTACGCATCCATGTCGGTCGATGTGCTGGCGTCCTGGAAACCAGAAATAGGCGCTGTGCCGCTGTACGTGCTGCGGTCATCAGCAGAACATGACGGCCGGATCAATGACCGCATGTACCCGGTCCTGTGTGATTACCAGTACGCCGGGCTGAACACGGCCGGCGCAACACCCTGGTGGGATCTGACGGACGGCGGAACGTTTGTGGTAGGCCTGCTGTCCTATACGCAGACCGGCGACGTCAACGGAGGCATTAATTACGTAGGTTTTAACGCGTCAATGTTTGATCAGTTCATGGCGCTGGTGTTTAACGTCCAGGACGGCATACCAGGAACGGCGATGGAAGGACCAACCAACGTGATCAGGTCCATGTTTACGGGCATGACTGAACAGCAGGCGCGCAACCTGGCGTATATCGCGGAGAATCCTTTTACTGATTATATCGACAGTATAACCTGGGTGCCTGGTCTGGTGCCTTTTATGCACGCGCAGACGGGTCTGTATCTGGGACCGAACTACTTAAACTGCGGCTATTGGTCATTCGACAAGAAGACTATGTACACGTTCAGCCATACGTTTACAAATCTTCCGAAGCATCCGAAGGCTGCAGCACGCGGCGCGTATCTGAACACTGCGCCCTATACCGAATATCAGCTGCTGCTGCCCTGCTACGGCGTCGTCAAGCTGGACGCCGCGGAGCTGATCAGCTACTCACAGTTAACGGTCAGCCTGGACATAGATCTGATCACCGGCCAGGCACTATATCGAGTGACAGCCGGATCAGCGCAGGCAATTCATGACATCGCACAGTATTATTGCTCTGTCGGCGTCGGTATCAAATACGGCGAAAATAAACCGCTGGGGTCCGCCCTGCAGGCAATGACTGGAATCGCCAGCGCGGTTATGGCGGAGAATGTCGCCGGCACGATCGCAGGCATCGCAAACCTGGTGCGTGAACGGTCCGCGCCTGGTGGATCTGTGAAGGGAACCGGAGGCGGCTATATCGGTCTGGCGACGCGCAGCGGAGGGACAACAGGATTTCCGGTCCTGGAGGCGATCTTTTACGATGTGGCAGACAATGATCTGGCCGATCTGGGAGCGCCTTTATTAAAGGTAAGAACTCCGGCGGCGATCCCTGGATACATCCAGGTCGAACATGGCGACATAGCAGCGCCGGCGATGGCCAGCGAGCTGGCGGATATTAAAAGGTATCTGGAAGGTGGGTTTTTCTATGAGTGAGCTGTTATCAAAGATCCATGCAGCCATATTCTACGATGAACCGATCGAGGACCTGGTGCCGCTGGATCTGACCGGTACCAGCGAGGAAGACCGTAGAAGTATTTATTATCTTTACGCGAAATATGGCAGAGATCCGGACCGCCGGATCCTCTGCAGCCAGAAACTGGAGGAGGTCAGAAATGCAGCAGGGTGATACAGCCTACAAAACGGTCGGAGGCGTCCGGTATCAGTGCGTATTGTTTCCGCTGGATTATCTTAACTGTACGCAGCTCAACGGGTCAGGAACCTACAGCCACTGCTGTGGCACAATGACCGACTGGGCAGGATCGTCTGCCAGGTACCCATATTACGCGCCATGCGACTGTCACCGGATCAGCCTGTCAGGATCTGACAACATTGCGATGTATGTATCTGACAGGCAGGTCCTGACGCCCTCTGGTGTCACGTGGTTTTCTTTCCTATTTATGCATGATAACAGCGTACCGTCGCAGACGTCATTCAGTCAGGGCGAGTTGATTGGACACACCGGCACCGCCGGCAACGTAACCGGCGATCATGTCCACCTGGACCAGTGCCTTAAAAACAGCATCGGACTGGCAGAAAGTGGGCAGGCCTGCGCCGGCACTTCCAACTGCTGGTATGTGCCCGGAGGCGTGCAGCCGACAGCTGCGTACTTCCTGACAGGCACCGAAACGATCGTAAACCTGCGCGGGCAGGTCTTCCAGGAAGTGGGCAGCTATACGCCAGGCCCTCCTCCGACGCCGGAGCCTGGAGGCGAAGCCAACGCAATGGCTTACTTCCTGCTGGGCATCGCTGCAGGTAAAAAGCGACGGTTCGGTTTTCGTACTAATTAAAAGGAGGTGTAATATGTGGCGGAAAAATTAACCTATGACAGCCGGCCGGGAGTGCCGGCCAGTTACGATTATGTAAACGTCTACAATCACCGGTTCAGGCCTGGCACGGTCCACTGCCAGGACACGGCGCTGGTCTGGTACTTCCAGCGGTACCTGATCCAGAAAGTTATTGCTGTCTATCAGTTTGACGGAATACCGGACAACTGGGACCTGGATTATTTCCGGTATAACCTTTTCATCGGTGGTCATGTGGAAGTGATCAACACGCGGACGTTTGGGATCATTCCGCAGCGCGGCGCACTGGGCGGCTACAACGTGTTTTACAGGCCGTCCTATAGTCAGATTGCAAACCCTCTGTTAAAGGGAAGCATTCACGCGATCATAGGCGTAGACTGCAGCCTGATAAAGATGCAGCCTGATTACCTGGGAGCCTGGGATCTTGTCAGTTATTACGCTGATCTTATGGCGCTGTGCGCCGAAGGTATGGGCGTCAATATTGTGAACACCAAAATGGCGTATGTGTTCGCCAGCGACACAAAGGCGCAGGCGGAAAGTTTCAAAAAGCTGTATGATAATATCGCCTCCGGCCAGCCGGCAGCTTTTACCGACAAGAATTTGTTTGATGAAGAAGGCAATCCGAAGTGGCTGCTCTTCCAGCAAAATCTAAAAAATACGTATGTCGCAAACGATATCTGTAATACGCTGATCAATCTGGAGAGTCAATTCAACACCTTGGTAGGCATTCCGAACGTCAACATTAATAAGGCCTCCGGTGTATCATCGCAGGAAGTAAACGCGAACAACACGCAGACAAAAACATTGTGCGAGCTGTGGCTGGAGGAGATCCAGAAGGGCCTGGACCAGACGAATGAAATGTTCGGATTATCGATATCAGCGAATAAACGTTTTACGGAACAGGAGGAGGTGCAGGACGATGGCGAGACTGTCGGCGATGGGTCTGTATAACTATGATACGACGCTGTTCGAAGGTCTGCAGATTCCGAACGGTCTGGACAAGTCCGTCGCTGTATCTAAGATCCTCCTGGACACTTCAGAGTTTTCCGTGATCTATCCGGAGCCGGCAACCATGAAGACAGCTATTACGCTCTGGTCCGCGGTGCAGATGCCTCTTTGGCAGCGGATGTATAACGTACTGACGGCGGAGTATAACCCGTTATGGAATGTGGACGCAAAGGAAGAGGAATCGACCACAAGCGGCCTGCAGAAGACAACCGGCGGAACGTCAATTATCACTGACTCCGGAACGATCACGGACCAGAGAGATATTCAGAGAGACAACACCGGCACAGTCAAAAACACGGGAACAGTCAAAGACACAGGAACGGTCAAAGACACCGGCACTGTGCAGGACGCCGGCACGATCGGAAACACCGGCACGCAGCGGACAGTTGGCGAAAAGCTGAACACCGGCACTGTTACCGATGCTACGACTATCAACGACACGAAAACTCACAGCGAAGCAGGATTTAACAGCACAGCGCTGACCGGCACTATGAGCGACCAGGAGACAGCGACGAACGGGAACACGCGGACCGACGATCTGTCAGAGGATACGGACACGACAAGGACCGACGATCTGACCGAGACGCGGAGCCTGACAAGGACGGACAATCTGCAGCAGGAAAACAACTTGACGCGGACGGACGATCTAACGCGGACGGATGATCTGCAGGAGGTCGTCGATGATCAGAACGTCCGGACGCTGGCGACGCAGCGCAGCGGCCAGGAGACTGGAACGGAAAGCCAGGAAGGCGAAGGCAGCCGGGTACTGGTAAGGCAGGGAAACATAGGAGTCACTGCAAGTCAGGACCTGGTGATGAAAGAGCTGGAGGTCGCAAAGGTGAGTATTTACCAGGCGATCGTCGAGAGCTTCAAGAAAGAGTTTTGCGTATGCGTTTATTAAAAAGGAAGGAGTGCAACAGATGGCAACTAAGAAGACGGTTAAAAAAGCGCCTGCAGTGGTAAGGGCGACGCCGGAAACGCAGGAAGTGAGGACAGACGGCGAGTATAACAAATATCCAAAATATCACGGGTGCATAAGGTTTGATGATGATCACATCGTCGAAGTAAACATTATTAATGACAAAATAGAAGTGTTGTATAATGGAGGAAATCCATTTACTGTTGCGGCTGATATGCTGATCAACCTGTCAAAATCAAGCACAGTGCTATCGTCTGACTTACATCGTAGATGGGGCGCGGCATATTTTAAAAATGTATCATATATTGGAAGTAGCTTTTTGATTTTAGACAGCACAATTTCCTTAGAAAACCCTTATGCGTTAGCCTTTGCTAAATCTGTTACTCAAGCCGGTGCTATTATTGTTAACGGATCAATCAAGCCCAAAGTAGACTTATGGTTAAAGGAGAAGCCAACTGCTGCTATGTTTAACTTTAGTAGTCAGAATAGCGGACCCCAAAACATGAAAGTTTATTGCGCGTTTGACACAGCATCGGCATCCGAAATATCGGCTTGGGGCTTAACCGGCGCGACATTCAATTATAATGTCGAATGGCCTGATGAAGCGACGTTTATGGAGAGGTACTCATGATGATTTTTGAAAACTTCCCTTATACTAACTTTCACGAGCTTAACCTTGACTGGCTTCTGCAGACCTGCAAGCAGCTGGCCGAAGAGATGGCGACGCTGCGCGGCGATTGGTCTGACTTCAAGACCTACGTAGAGGACTATTTCAAGAACCTGGATATTGACGACGAAATCAAAGCGGCCATTAAATACCAGGTGGATCAGATGGCGGATGATGGGACGCTGGACCGGATCGTCACCAGCGTGGTGGCCAGAGAGCTGCCGGAGTACTCCGCGCCAGTATTTGTAGATAGCACGGAAGCCATGACGGATAGTAAAAAGGTCTATGTGCTGACTTCCAGCGGCCATATTTACGCCTATGGCGTCGGCGGCTTTTATGATACCGGCCTGGCTTACAACATCAACGCGTCAACCTGGTACCAGAATAACGGTGTCCTGGCCACCGGCACCGATCTGGACGATCTGACGGATGCGAACGGGTATTATTACCTGACCAGCACGGCGACATACTACCACATGCCGGATAATGTCGCGGCGGGCCTGCTGTTCGTAACCAGAACCGGAACAGTCGCAACGCAGGTGCTGACAGGCGTCTCATTTAACCAGCTGACAAGACACAGGACCGGATCAGGGTCATGGACAGCGTGGACGCAAACGGGCGCAGGCAATAACGGCCTGCTGGCGGACAATACTGATCTGGATACAGTGACAGGACCAGGCTATTATCTGATCAGCAGCACATACACATATACGCACGGCCCTGACTGGTTTAATGGTCTTGGTGGCATATTCCTGGTGTATCAGTCTGGCGCGTATGTCATGCAGCAGTTTTATACATCGCGCGGTCGGACCGCGGTAAGATCCAGGGCCGCAGGTACGTGGTCCGCGTGGCTGGCCATGGACGGGAACAACGGCATGTTACCGACTGGATCTGATATAAATGATGTGCATGAAGATGGTTTCTGGTTTATTAATGGCGCTGCAGGCGTCAATTATCTGAATATGCCGCCAGATATTCCGTCTGGATCTGCAGCATTTTTAACTGTCAGAAGATATAACCTGATTGTCCAGCAGGTGATGATCAAATACTCCGACGGCCTGATAGCGATCAGAGCAAGCAATAACAACGGCCAGACCTGGCGTGACTGGCGGACAGTCGCCGGAAAAGAGGCAGAATCCGGCGGACTGGCGAACAAGAAATATATTGCTTTCGGTGACTCGATCACGTGGTCAAGCGTATGGGCGAACGGAACGATTAGCCAGGCGGAATATGACGATCGTATACCTACGCGCGTAGGCGCTGCGGTCGGAGTGTCTGACGTGGTTAACCAGGGAATCGGCGATATCGGTTATATTGCGCAGAAGGATGGAGAAACGATCGAGGACGTGATCAAGCGGACAGATATCACAGACGCTGCACTGATCACGCTGGCAGGAGGCAGGAACGACGGCAACTACCAGTTATCAGCGATCATGACGGCGCTGCAGGCGTGCATCACGTACATAAAATCTGTGAATAAAACCGCGCAGATCGTCATTGTGCAGCCGACACCGCACAACCAGACAGATGGAGAGATCGCCTTTACAGAGCAGACAACTGGAGGCTGGAGCCTGGACAGCTTCGAGCTGGCGGCGAAGCAGCTCGCCAACTCCACCGGCTGCGCTTATGTCGGATGGCGTGAATGCTCGTATGTCTGGAGCTGGGCAAGCTTCACGGGTGATCAGGGAAATTATGCGCATCCAAACGCGTCATGGTTATACGGACAGCTTGGCGCATACCTGGGCGGACAGGTGAGCAAGTTTTTCAAAATGTGATTGCGTGCAAGCCAATTTAATGGCGAGAGACGGCCGGAGGAAATCCGGTCGTTTTCTTTTGCCAGTTTGTGAAATATTTAACAATGTTAGTCTGCACAAACGTAGTAATGAATACTACGTGTAGTAGTAATCGATACGGGGGGACGTAGTATTGAAAACTATGTGTTGTAGTGTGGGGTGCAAAATATATAAATGGACCC